TTAACAATTCCATTTTCTTAATGCTTTATTAATACGGCTATCTGGATCATTTGCAGTTTTATCGGAAGTCAAACGCTTCTTCATACCACCCATTCTTGCACAGAATGATTTGCGGCGATTGGCTGCCTTTGAACCAGGTTTCAATTTACTCGGTTTTGTTGTAACTGCCATAGAAAGTTTAGAACCTGGATTCTCACGGCGATACGATTCAATACCTTTACGATTCAATCCGCCTTCAGGATTTTTACCTTCTTTGCGTTGCCATGCAGCTACTTCATCTATACTATCAGATTCAGAAACGGGCACACAATTAGGCACCATTTTGTCTCCTTTTTTCTTGAGACCTTTTGCTGTATATCCATCCCAGCATCTTTCCGCAACAAATATTTTAAATGTTTTCACCCTATAACCCTTTTAGCTTTGAATGATGACAATGAAATACCTTTTCTTCTTAATTCATCTTCTTTTTGGTCTGACATTGATGTCGCCATTTCACCACCAGCACCAATTGTTTCTGCTACTTGTGACGCCTTACCTGTTTTCTTATTAATCTTTTCACCGGTATCTCTATCAGGACTTTCACCTGAAGCTGCCATGGATAAACCAGGTTCAATACCTTTATCAATAGATTCTTTTAATTTAATAACATAACCTTGTTTGTGTTTATAAACCACGCCTTGTTTTTTATGAGCTTCTGAAGCTGCATGTGAACGGAGCATATAAACTTTTTTATTACCAGATTTATCTGTAATATATTTTGCTTCATTTAAGAAATCTTCAAATTGTTCATTGACATTTTTATTCATAGGTTTCTCTGTTGGTTGTTTTACAACTTTCACTAATGTATCGTGGACTGAACGATATGTAACTTCGCCATTTTGTCCGTAGCGACCAAAACCATAATATTGTAGACCAAGTCTTTGTGCTTCTTGTGCAGCTTTTGAACCAGCTTGTGGTGTTTTTTCAGCGCCATCTTTTGCAATTGGTAAAGTATCAACAGCGTGCATTTGTGTAGCCACCCATTCTTGTGATGTTTCTGTAGCTGGCGGTTTACCTACAAATTCTTGTATGTTTGTATAGAGTTGTAGTAATTCTTCTTTTTTAGCTTTCACTACTTCTGGTGGCGCTTGACGTAAATCTTGCGAGTTATCAAACTCCATATAATTTTGGCCAAATAGTTTTGCAAATTCAGGTCTTGAGCGTTGAACATTTTCCCATTTCTCTTTACGAACATCTTCAGGAACGGTACGACCGCCTCGTTGACCTCTTTCAATATTTCTTTCTTTAGATACTTCATCATCTGTGTTGACAAGTATCATGGCTGATTCATAGCCTAATTCTTCTAGTTTCTCTTTGATACGAGAAATCTTTTCATAGTCATCACCTGTGCCATTGATAATTAAACCATTGCGACCAAGTAATGCTAATCTTTGTTTTAATTCTGTAATTGTTTTTGCTCGTGTGCGAACAATATCTCTTTTATCTTTTTCAGTAGCAGGCATTGTTTTATCAAGGCCTTTTTTGTCCATTAAGAACTCAAGTGCTTTATCAGAATTAATTTCTACTAGGCCTTGGCCTTCAAGTGTGTTGCTTAACACATAGTCTTTACCAGAACCTGGACCACCAGCAAGGAATACTGCTTTGAATATGCCTTGGTCGTGAACACCTTCAGATAAAACTTCTGTAAATGTTTCGTTAATATCTTCTTTCATATTCATACCTTTACGCAAATCATGGTATAATTCTTTTGCGTGCTCATCTGATATATGCTTAGGTACACCTTTTTTGAATTCTCTGTATTTACCAGAAGCTGCATGTGCTCTCATTTTAGAACCTGACATACCTGTGGTACCTTCTGCATCTGGATCTCTTTCACCAGCAGAATGAACATCAATCTTTTTGAAATTAAATAATGCACCTTCGTGTGTGCCATTATATTTTTTGAGTATTCTTTTATATTCTGGTATGCGGTCTGAACCTGCGACCATATGTAAATGTGTTACACCAGTCTTATGTAATTTTGCAGCTTGTGTTAAAAAGTTAGGGTGTTCTTTATCAGAGGTCGTAATATTCGTACCTGGAAAGAATCGTTTTGCGTGTTTAACTTTTTGTTTTGCTGTGAGAGGATTTGATTTTGGGTCGTTAGAATGTGATAAAACAATATGATGCTCAGCATTATGTTGTTTCGCTACTTCTTTGACCTTATTGACGAGAACTTCATGTCCGGTTGTCGGTGGTTGAAGTCTTCCAAATGCCAAAACGGCATGTCTGTCTTTTGATTCTTTAATTAAAAAGTCTTTGAATTTCATTCTTCCGCCTCTACAGCAGGTTAATTATACTACTTATTTATGCTTTTAGGTGATGCAACCAACTACCCCAACCAGGATTATAGATTCTTTTATCATCACCAAAAATCTCATCAACGGCTTTTTGCACACCATTGAGTGGTTCATTGTGGTTGCCGTAATCATGGCCTCCAATATAACCATCAACCTTAACTTTAGGCAACCATGCTTGGATGTCTGCCTTGACGGCTTCATATAGATGAGAACCATCTATGAAAACAAAATCTAATGACCTGTCCTCATATCTGGAAGACGCTTGGATACTATCCATTCTCACAGGAGTGATAATGTGTTTAACAGGTTCAATGTTCTTGAGGAAGATGTCATAGAGTGTTCCATCTTGGTGTGGATCCTTGATATGTAAATCTTCTTGCGGTGAACCTTCCCAAGTATCAACGGCATCAATTGTTATGTTCTTACCTTTATTGATTATCTCTACGGCTGCATAACAGACCGATTGCCCACGCCAAACGCCAATTTCTACGAACTTAGCTGTATCATATTTTTCAATAATATAATCATAAACATTATCATAATTGAAAAATGTTCGTTCTTGTAGTTTTTTATAAAAATGATCCATTATTTGGCAACTATAATTGTTTTATTTGGTGCAACCATGATACTCCGAACAATTCAAAATCTTTTTCAAATCGTTCATCAACTGCACGATATACGCCATATTTACCAACCACATAATCATGGCCTCCAATATAGCCGCCAGGTTTGACTTTAGGGTACCAAGCTTCAATGTCTTCTTTGACTGATTCATATTCATGAGCCGCATCAATAAAGACAAAATCTAAACTACCATCAGCATATAACTTTGCTGCTTCGGTACTAGCAAGTTTGACTGGATTATAATAACCTTCAGCCGGACTCATATTCTGTTTAAATACTTCAAAAGCTGTATCTTCAACCATATCGGATTTGTAATCCCAAGCACCTTTTTGGTGTTCTGGACTTCCTCGCCAAGTATCAACTACATCAAATTTGATTTGTTTCTTACTATTTGCAATCTCAACAGCCATGTAAGCTGCACTTTTTCCATAAAAAGCACCAACTTCTACGAAATGTGAATTATCTGCATGGTCATTAACCATTTTTGTGTAAAGGTTTTGAAAGTCAAACCAACCGTGAATTTTATTATAAAAATGTTGTATAGGTTCTTGACTTTTAATTTCGAAATTTTTGGTGTATAATGGCACAGTTATTATTTCCTATTCGGCAACTATAAATGCGTTGCCGTGTGGGTGGTTGGTTGTCCAGTTTTCTTTGAGATGGCCAAATTGATAATCAAAATACTTGATTTTGAAACCGGCTTCTACTAAAGTGGTTAACCACCATTCTTCAGGCTCACGAACAACATGTGTTACATCCATTTCATACTCACGGATTCTGTATCGTTTACCATCACCAAGTGGAACACCAACAAATAAGTATTTACATCTCCTACGGAAGGCAGATAATACAGCTGGTAATTCTTCTTTAGGAATATGCTCAAGAACATCTTTAGCAATAATTAAATCCCAGCCGCCTTTGATATCTTCGGTCGTTTCAATCACCGACAAGAATTCTTTAACTTTTGGATGACCATGTGTAACAGCATATTCTGATACATCAACACCATAAGCTTCTTTACCAAGTAACCTCATAGCATATACCATGAAACCTTTAGCACAACCATAATCTAACACATTATCAAATTGAATATTATTGATAATGGAAGAGGCCTCACGAATGGTTCTCTCTGGCATCCAACGGTAGTTTTCATAGGCACTTACACGACTACGAACACCATCTTCAAAATACTTTTCGTCAAACACTTTTTTTAAGCTCATAATATGTCCTATGCAAATTCGTTATGTTTTGTTGGCATTAATATATCATCAACTAATTCGTTCTGATAGGCATATTTGCAGAATGAACAATCGTGGTGTCTTCTAAAATTATCAGGACCACCAACTTGTGAATTATAAAAGTCTGTAATACCAGCAATATCACATAACTTAAATTCATCATTGACTTTATAATTATTTTCTGGTGCTAATTCGGCTGAAGGACAAACATAAACATTACCATCGGTGAACACACAAGGTTTTACTCCGTGCATATAACAATGGTTGTTTCTTCTTGTACCTTTGAAGTTAAAATCTGATAAGAAAGCGTATTGTAATTTACCATGTTTTTCTTCATGCTTACCAATTAATACTCTAATTGATTCAATATCTTTTGCAACAATGTCTGTGGATTTAATTGCATTAAAAGCAATTCGTGTTGGTATTTTATTTTCTTCAACCCAAGCTAACATTTTCATAAAGTTTTCTTCTTTATATTCATTGGTTGCAAGTTTTCTAGCATGGTCATCTGACCATTCACCCGTAATATTTGGATTTGCTGAGGTGTCTGTGGCGCCATCCCAAACATAGGCAGCTGAAATTTCAATGTCTAATCCTTCAAACACTTCAAGGTGATATGGATATGGTTTCTTTTCATCCCACGAATACATGCCAAGTCTTACCCATGACATCATATGCCAATTTTTAATCTTTTTAAGTTTTGAACCGTTGGTACAAATACCCATTTTTAGGCCTTTGTTGTAACCATATTCAATAATTTCATCTAATTTCGGATGTAGTGTCGGTTCACCACCGCCTGTAAATTCCATACCAGTAACACCTAGGGCTGTAAATTGGTCAATGGCCGATTTCATTTGTTCAACAGTAAGCATTTCTGTCATGGCACGATTAGCAAAACAACAAAATGAACATGTTAAGTTACAAGGATTACAAGGTGACATATGAAACATGACAGGTCTAGGTCTTTTACCTTCCTGTAAATCAATTAATCGGTCCATATGTTTAAGTAATTTTGCATGATTACTTGAATAGCTACGGCCTTTGATTTGATTATCAATCACATATTCTTTTTTTGTCTTTTTAAGTTTATTTACATTAATAACATCCATTTTTATCCCTTTAGTGTGAATTCATATACTACTTCATGTCGTTGAGAACCTGACCAGTCAATATCTTTTTTATCAGGTGTGCCATATTTGTCTTGCATAAATTTAGGATAAACTTTATTTAATATTTCTTCCATTTCATTAAAAGCTGCATGTTTATCATAATTACTTGGTCTATCTGGATGATACATTGACACTTCGTGTATTACTCCAGCCTTTTCACGGCAGATGGATGAAAATATCATATCAAATCCCCAGCCACTATAAACTTTATGATACTCCCAAAAATCTAATAAGATTGGTATCATTGAGGTGTGAAAGAATGGCGCCATACCTTCAATGAAATTTGTTTTACTAAAAACCCAATCTTTATTTTGATGTAAAACCGCATGAGAAGAGGCTGAACCAGCGAGTGTTGATAGTTGAAATAATTTCATATCATGTTTTTCTGCCAATTCTAAACCACGATTTACACTTTGAATATCGGTAACTAAATCATCGTCCCAAAAACCAATGTAATTATAATTCCTCCAATCAAAAGTATCAAGGAAATGTTTTGCTAAATCCCATTTGAAACCAACATCTTTAATCAAATAATCATAGGTGTCAGGTTCAATGTCAAAATCTTTGTATTGATAAGCAATAACTTCATAATCTCTATTTGATTTAGTATAACGCCAATGGTTGTTTTTATCATACGCTTCATGGAATGATAATTCTTGGCCTACAGGCACAAAAATAATGTTACGCATATTTTTTCTCAATCAATTGTTTCCATTCAGGCACTCTATCATATTGGTGAACCAAGGAGAATACCTGTCCGTTGCTAGTGCAAACCATATTATCTACTAAAATTGGACATTTTTCAACCACCCTATCACCATATTTGCCTTGTATTTGTGGGCCTGTGGTGCCTAATTGAGCGGCATAACCATCTTCACTCATAGCAAAATTAGTGATTGATTTATATGGCTCTAATTGTAATAAAATATTCAATGCAGCTTGGTCTGGTCCACCACCACCTTCAGTAAATGGATTTGAACCATTACATAATAGATAAATGTTTAGAAAGGCATCAAGCATAGTATCAAAATCACCAGAGATTGTACCAGCGTTATAGATTAGGTTGCCACGATTATGCTCGTGAATTAACGGACCAAATGATTTAAGTAAATTGTTATCACCCCAATCTTCATCTTTATAACGAATAGATTCACAGGCAACATTAATCTTTTTGCCGTCTTTGATAACTCGTTCTAAAAATAAGGATGGGTTTGTTTGAAAGACCACATCTTTAACATCGGTTGTAATGATGTTACGATATTGACCTTTAAAACCTTTTAAAAAATACCAGAGATGGTAGAATCGTTCAACAACGATGGAGAAATTATCTTTGTATTCAAATCGTTTAGCTTCATCATTCTTCTTAAATGCAAAAATGGTGTAACCACGCTTGACTAGCTCTTCAGTTGTTTCATAATCAACATTGTAACAAATCATGGCCTTGGTGCCAGTAAAACCACAAGTATCTAATGAATTAACCCAAGGTTTAATTTTGTCAAAGTCATAACCAGTAATGCAACCAACCACTATATCTTTCATAATAACTCCAATAATATATTTTATTTAGTCTTGCGGTATTGCTTAAATCCTATAATTTTAGATTGGCCAGGTGTATCTTTTTGATATGATTTTCTTAATGTATCTGTGCCATCTTGGCCACCACCAGATTTAGGAAGAATATCAGGTTTGATATTTACAGCCTCACTCATACCACTCTTAAAAAATTGTATTCTTCTTTCATGTTTAGCGACCCATTCATCAGATGGTTTGCCTTCACCTTTATAATAAGCTAATGGTCTTTGTGTTGATTTAGAAACCAATGCCCATTTGCCATTAACTTGTTTTAACATTACTTAACTGTCCTTACTGAACCATCTTCTTTAACAAAAAATGCTTCAAATTTAATTTCTTTAAACTCTTTTTGTAAATGTAAAAACATCTTTAGGTTTTCAGTTGAATCATCAAATAACCTTGCTCTTGAAAACTGCTTGGTATTTAGATAGTTACGGATAATGACCATTTTTGAAATAGCTGTGCTACGAATATCTTTAATCTTACCCGCTCTTTCAACACGAACCTTATCAATATCAAAACCATATTTACGGAATGTATCTAAAAACTTTTCACGGTCATCAAAGTCATCTCGTGCCGTTACAATGATAACACGACTTAATTCCGAGTTGAGTGTATTCTTTAGAATCGCTTTGGCTTTTGCCATCATACCTTTAATAGGTTTAGATTCATTGTAGAACTTTTCAGCATCACGAAACTCTTTGAAATCAAATTCTTCGCCATCTTTTAATTCATATGTATTGTATGAATGTGGAGCAAGTCTTTTAACAACCTTATTACCTTTTTTAACATTGACACGAGCCGTTGTTTTGAACAAAGTGTCATCAATATCAAATATGGTTAGTCCACCATCTTTAAATTCTTCAGTAAGAAAGTTGCGAAATGATTTCATTCTAATCTCTGGTTAAAGTAACAATTTTTTGAATCTGTGCTTCTAAAATTGGTTTACGGTTAGGCCATTTAATGATTGGTTGGTCTGCTGTCTTTAATAGATTAATTAAAAGAGGCATCACAATCTTTTCTACTTGTTGAAGTCTTGATTTATATTCTTCAACCGTTTCATCTTTCTGTGCAATAACAGCATTATATTCTGCTTCATCTACAGCTGTAAAACCAAAATCATTGTCACCATATTCTAAAAGTATTTTGTTTAAGTCGTATGCCATTTTATTTGTCCCATGCCTTTTGAGCGTTAAAGTTTGCTTGACTAAATTCTAATCGGTCAACCAGTTTAACTGCGTTACCTTTTAATTTGTCCACGGCCACAAATCCTTCTGCGTTTGTAATTTTAAAACCATTATCAGTTTTGAGGAATGTTCCTGTGACCTGACGAATCTGTTGTAGCTTTTTAATAACCATAGATTTAGCTTCTACTAATCCGTTTTGAATATCAAATATCTTTTTTAATTCTGTTGCATTGTTACGATAGAATCGCATTAACTCCGATTTCTCTGCTATTCTTTTTTGTTTAGTTTTATCCAATTTAGCAGAAAGTATTTCTTTATTTAACTTATCTTCAATAGAACGAGTTAATTCACGAACATGTTTGAATGTATCGCCAATAACTTGACCTGCACGAACTTTAGAATTGTTAAATGTTTTAATTTGTGTTCTAATGGTTTCTGTTGTTGCTATTCTATTTAGCACCACAGGATTAATTCCTCTGAATAGATTGCCTATATCAGATAGAATATTTGTAATTTGTTTTGTTTCTTGCTCTGTAAATGTAGCCGTGCCTGAAGCATCTACAAAAGAGGCATCACGGAACCAAACATCTTTAGTTGTAGCTAAATTATTGATGTCAATATTGAATGAAGCTTTCATATCAGATATGGTTTTACCTGTATATGATGTATGAAACACAATACCCATCTGTGCAGCTCGCATTATCTGTGCTAATTTAGAATCAACAGGAACAGCATACACAATTGTATTTGGTTGAAATGTAATATAATCGGTACCGTCAATGATTTCATTTTTTAAATCACCTTTTGCAAACATCATATCACCTTGCAATACGCCTTTGATACCTAACTTTGGTAAATATCTTAATGCAACTTTAAGTTTCTTATTAAGACCTTCGCCCGGATGATTCTTGTCAATATCAGCATCTGTGTAATTTAATTTGGGTGTTGCGTTAAATGCACCTTTGGTGCCTACAAAGAATTTACCATTTTCTGGATTAATACCACAAAATACAGCAGGTGCACCATCCCATTTCGTAGTCACATTGACTTTAGATTCAGCGTGGCCCGCCAACATATCTCGTAATGCTTGGAGAAAGTTAATAGCATCTCTTGTGCCGGCTACGCCACGATTTAATACCTCATCTTCAATATGCTCAAGATGGACATTTTTGTTTTCTTTTGATTCTGTTAAGTATTCTGTAAATTTCATGCGCTATACTTTATAAAAATGCTACTATTTTTAGTTTGTGAAGAACCATACTCATATATCCATTTAGTTACTTCATTTGTTTTATTATTTTTCATAAT